GCGACAAGAACCGCACTGAGACAGGCAATAAGTACACCTGCAAGGCTCTCGTTAACGACATCAGCGTGAACGCTGCCAATCGTCAGAACGTGACCTACACGATCCAGATGCAGATGAACTCTAAGCCCGTAAAATCGTAGCGTCACGCACGCGCTCAGCAGCCGCTCCTGAAGAAGTGAGTGGCGGCGATGACGCAAACGAGCAAGCTGCTGAATAAATCTCTCTCTTTGGCAGTAGTGCCATATTCATAAGCATATTTAGTTTGATGAAGCCCGCCGAGGCAGACAACTGCACGGCGGGCATTTTACAAAAAAACAAGAAATCATGATTACAGAAAAAACCATCAATATTTGCGGCAAAGACGTGACACTCAGGTATTGTGCAGCCGCAGAGACAGGATTTGAAAGACTTTCAAACAAGCCCGCAACCGTATTCACACCGAAGCTCGAAAAGAACGAGAAAGGGGAACTGATTGTCGTCGGTCAGCCAGAAGCCACGACCGAAGACATTATCCGACTGGCATACGCTGCCATCATCGCAGCCCATGCAAAACGGGAACAAGACCCGCCTGTGACAGTCGAGGAACTGCTGTTCGATGCAAGTCCTACTGAAATCACCACACTCATGACTGCGGTGATGGAGCTGAGAAATAAATGGTACGAAATTCCATCGACCGTGAAGAACGAGGAAAACAAGAAGCACGACGGTGAGCCAAAAAACCACCAAACGCCTACGAAACGTTCCAAACGTGCGTAGGCGAGGTCGGAATCCCGCGTCGCGAATACCTCTACGATATGGAGTATTGGGAAATCCTGCTCATCGTCAGAGGCTACCGACAGAGACACATCCTACAGTATCAACTGCAACGCCTGAACGTGTGGGCCTCGATGTTCTGTATGGGAAATCCGCAGCACAAAGAGCCGCAGGAGATCGTACCGCTATACTTTGACAAAGACGAGGACGACGACGATGAGCTGCCAACGGACGACGAGGTTGAGCGCACACGAAGGGAGATACAGGAAGAAAACGAGAGAATCAAAAATAAATCATAGGGAACGTAATAATTCACGATTTAGGTATTTGACTTTTGCAAGGGTGGGAGAATCCGCGAGGACTCTCCCACTCGCTTTGTCTACCAGTTAACTGTTGCATCCTCTACCCATTCGTCGTCGCTGCTGAGCGTCATGCTTCTGCCTGCGCCAACGATACCGCCAGCATACGACGTGATGTGATTCCGAAGTATGGGCACGTCTGCAATGGCCACAGAACCAATCACAGATTCATCAGAAGCTACGAGCGAGACGGTGACAGACACCTGCCAGGACGACGCGCCGCTGATGGTGTAGAACGAGGCCGAGAGATTGGTAGTACCGATGTATGAGTCTGGGATGTTCACGTACAACGGTGTGGATGCGCTCCTGACCGCATCACCAGTCTTATAGTTTAGACCGTAGTACCATGAGGAAGGCGATACCACCATCTTTGAAGCACCAGTCGGAACAACATCAGTCGCCGTGATTCGCAGGCGACCCACACAACGGTTGAGCGAAACCGCCTGTGTGCTGCCTGACGACGGTTGAACATTCAACATGAGCGATCCATAAAACGAGTCGCGCACGGCAGACCAAACAATCGTGGCTGCATCGGTATCGACGACCGGATCACTGCCGCGCGAGGCGACGAAGTAGAAGGTGTGTTCGCCATATTCGAGCGAAAGCGAAGGATAACCGAAGCCAGTGTCTGTGCTCGCTTGGTGTACCGTCTGCTTCAGTTCGTCACCTATGTAATCAAATATCCAAAGATCTGTCATAGTCAGCTCTGAGAGTGTTGCACGGGTCATCGCTTGGAGTGAAAAGGCGTTACCACCAAAATCAAAAGTGATTGTTGTATGATTCGGAATAGTGTCACTCGGAATCTCCAGCGCGATAATCATCGCAGCCTCGCCGTCATCGCCGTCATCACGGCTGCATGAGGTCACACACACGGCCACGAGGCCAATCAGTAAGTTCAAAAATAAATTTTTCATAGCGTTTTGTTTTTATAGTTATTAAATATAAGGGTAGGTCGGCACACGTCACCGACCTTTGTCCTTTTCGTGTCAATCGAGCCGTTTGATGTAGACAAAGCCTGTGAAGAATCGGTGGCCGTCCGTCTCGTCTTCATGCTTTTCTATGAAGGCGGTGCAACGATACGGAAACTCGTTAGCAGCCATCGAGCGCACAAACTCAGTTTGCGACTCAGGGATATAACCGAGGTGGTGACGGTCATCAGCAACTACCTTAATCGCGTCAGGATCGTACTCATTGTCAGGCTCAGGCACAAGGGCGCAATTCACGCGACCGATATAGCGGTCAATACCCGTGCGATGATTGATGCCAGCAATCTTCATGATGCGCAAATTGTCATAAATTGACAGCCATCCACCATCGTCGCGACGTTCTGGCAGTGGGCCGCGATACGTGTTGCATTGGATAGCCGACGAAACATTCAGGTCGCCAACGATTTCTGCCTGTGTAACGGCTTCACTCTCACGAGCACTCAGTACACGACCGCCACTCATTTTCAGAGCAAGCTCCTGCTGTACGTCCTCGTGACTTTTTGAATACTCTCCGGCTATTACAAGGAATACGATTAACCCTGCAACAAATGATAAACCAATTACAATTTCCATAGTGTTTATTTTTTAGAGTTAGACTTAATTTTCTTTGTTGGCTGCTGGCTATGCCCGCCGAGTTTCTCAGCGATCATGTCGAAGTCATCGTGGACTGACTGCGCCAGCACTTTTGCGTATCTTTGCGTCTGCGTGATGTTGGTATGCCCAAGCATCTTGCTGACGTTTTCGATTTTGACATCATTTCTGAGCATGTACGTGGCAAAGGTATGCCGTGCGAGGTGGGAGTGCAAGCGCGTCTTAATCCCAGCCATCACGCCCAAGGCTTTGAGCTGGTGGTTGTAGTCGGCGTTGTGCATCTTTGGAATTGTCATGTCGTACTTTTCAAGAACTCTCAGCGCAGGCGGCAGGATGCTTGATACATACGGCACACCCGTCTTGATACGTTCGCCATTGTTTACCCACCTTTTGCCATCAAATTTGTAATCGTCAATGTCAAACGCCTGCATGTCCGAGTATGGCAAACCCGTGTAGAGCTGAAACACAAACAAATCATGCGCAATATCTAAGACTGAACCTTTCGGCAGCACCATAGCTTCAAATTTCCGCATTTCTTCCTCGGTCAGATATTCGACGTTTTCGCGCTCCCCACGTTTAAACTGTCCTTTGAGCCTGTCGTATGGATTGCCGTCTATCTTTCCAAACTTGTAAGCCCGATTCAGCAGAGCCTTCAAACATTTATGATACTTATAAACTCCCGCGTCACTGATCCTATCGCCACTGGTGTTCTTGCGCTGGTGCAACCAAAGGTCAAAGCGTGTCAGGTTCTCAGTGTCGACATCCTGCCACCGTTTCATTTCACCAAACTCGACAAGCCTGGCCAACAGCGTGCGGTAGTGCTTCAGTGTGCCTTCTTCTACATTCAGCGTACCGATTTCCTTTTCAATCCATTCGAGCAGCACGGGATTATCGCTCATGGCTTCATTTGTAAGCCAGATATTCTTTTTGATGATTTCGGTGTTAATGGCCTCGCCATCCCTGATGCAGCGGTTCACCTCACTTGAAACTTTTTCAAATATCGCTGCAAGTCGCTCGTTTAACGTCTTTGCATCCGGGCGGTTGACGATCTGCCCTACCTTCCATTCATTTTCGCGTATGCGTATGCCTGTACTTATATAGTATGACGTGCGTTCGATGGTGATTCTCACCTCCAGCGTGCCTTTGCCTGTCTTTTTTGCCAGCTTCTTTCGGTCAAATATGATGTTTGTTGTTATCATAGAATAATATTGTTTTAACCATCATGTTTTACCATCTTGTTTTACCCCTGATTTTGTAGGGGTCAAACAAAGGTAAAACAATCCGTCCTTTAATGTCCTATAATGTCCTATTTTGTATTTTATCATAATCTCTAAATTCTCGCGTTAACCCTTTTAAATACGGGCGGAGCGCGTATTTCAACGCTCCAAACCCGCTTTACTAAAGTGATCCGTTTGGGGCTATTAGTGAGTGAAACGTAAGTGGTTGTATATGAAATGGTTAACCGTGTTTTCATGGTATAGTGAAGTAAAGCAATGGTAAAACATTGCATTAACACGGTTAATCTTTCTATGTATAAAATAATAATCATACGCGCAGGGAATCTTTTTGTTCTTTTGGTTCTGCAACGCCGACGGGGAATGGTGAGCGCAGGGGATTTTCAGCGTCTATGTGTTGCATAGCTTCAAGGATTTCTACCTTCTGCTCCAGCAGTCTGATGATATGATTTTTGTCGGCAATCTGTTCGTCTTTTGCCTTGATCTGTTGTTCGAGCGACGCAATGAGCTTATCAATGTAGGATGATTGCGGTTGGTTGAATTGATTTTCAATCCCGTTTGTCGTAACCTCTTCCTGAACGGTGAGCAATTGGCCAGTGCCGTGAAGAAGGTAGTCAATATTGAACGTTCCAGGATATACCTCACAGATATTTTTAAAAAGGTTATCGGTTAGATAACTCTCATCTCCATTCATAGCAGCCGACAAACTTGTGCGACCATAATGGAGTGCTTCGGCAAATCCTGTCTTTGTATGGATGCCGAAATATCTACGAAGGTGCTCATAGACTTCAATCAGACGTTTTTGTCGCTCGTTCATACGCTTTTGTCTTAATTGTTGTTAAATTCCTACAACTTTTTAGGATAAAAGTTTGTAGTCCTACATTTTTGCCTTATATTTGCACCCGAAAGAAAGAAAGTATTAACAATCGGGCACAGAAATAGCCGTCAGACGTTTAGCACGTCTTTGCAAAGGTGATAGGTTGCAAATATACGGCTTTTTCTCCGATTGTAATACAAAAGTGTAAGATAATTAAGAAAGTTTAAACAATGGTACAGGAAAAAGTAACACGTAAGGAACTGCTGGAGATGCACATCGGACAGACGCGCATCATTAGCCTGCCTGATGGCGGGAAGGTGGATTCTGCAAAGGTTACAGCCAAGCAGATGAAGGATTTGAAGAAGGGCGAGTGGCAGGTAAAACCCGACTACGACGCATGCGCTGTGAGTATTACGAGAGTTAAGTAATAACTAAACAATAGGAACTATGAGCGAGATCACTATTTTCAAGAATGAGCAGTTTGGAGAAATCCGAACAGCAGGGACGGCAGAAAGTCCAATGTTCTGTCTGAGTGATGTCTGCAAGGTGTTGGAACTTGATCAAGTATCAAGAGTAAAGAGCAGACTTAACGAAGCCGGGGTTACTTCAATTAAGGTAGGGGTTCAAACGGGCACCAAGAAAGACGGTACTCCATCTATCCAAAACATTGATATGACCTTTATCAATGAAACAAATCTCTACAAGGTCATTATGCGTAGCGACAAGCCACAGGCAGAGCCGTTTCAGGATTGGGTGTGTGGCGAGGTTCTGCCAAGCATCCGCAAGAATGGCGGTTACATCGCAAGCAACGGTTTGACTGACGAAGAAATCATGGCCCGCGCTCTCGACATCGCTCACAAGACCATCGAGCGCAAGCAGATTGAGAATATGGCACTAAGAAAGGAGAACGGCGAGCAGAAGAAAGAAATCGTCAGACTTGAAAGCGAGAACGTCCAACTGATAGCCGAGAACCAGGAACTGAAGAACGACAAGAACTATCTCGACCTGATTATGCGGTCAAAGGCTTTGCTGACCGTTTCGCAAATTGCTCAGGACTATGGCATGAGCGGCAAGGCACTCAATAAGAAGCTGGCAGACATGGGCATCCAATACTCAATCAATGGCCAGTGGATTCTCTATGCAAGATATAAGGATTTCGGCTACGTTTCGAGCCGTTCAATCGACATCACACGCTCCGACGGTCGCCCGGATGTGGTGCTTCACACAGAATGGACGCAGGCAGGGCGCAAATTCCTCTATGAAGAGTTGAAGAAGCAGGGCATTATTCCGATGTTAGAAAGGGATTGATATGACAAATGCTGAGAAAGAAGAAATCATCGCAATCATCAAAGATACTTTGAGAAATGAGATGGAATCGAAACTCGACAAAGAGAAAATGAAAAAGGATTTGGTCGCTCTATACAAAAAGTTTGAATGTATCAGACCATACACCTGTTCTGATTTGAAATGTAGAAACCGTAAAGTTTGCATCTTGTCATGAATATTAACTGGAGTGTATTCGAGGCGAAGGTAATCGCCATTATTGAGAAGGTGATGAAGAAAATCATGCGCCAGTACGATGAGCGATGGGTCACAGCCGATGTCCTGTGCGAGCATGTAGGGACGCTCACGAAGCGATTCATGAAGGATCACGGCGATATGTTCAACCGTACTCGCGTCGAGTGGGACGAGGAGGACGAGAACGGAACCATGAGGCACGTCGTATCGCGTGAGTGGCTCTATCCGCTGCATGAGATTCAGGACTGGATCGCGACTGGCAGAATTAAGGAGTTGAAACGTATTAGTTGAATTTATTTGAATAGGTTAACAACGGTATGG